TTACGCCGTACATTGAAGGGGATGATGCAGCAGCCTGCTGAAAAACCGGCCTGCAAACATTCCTTTTTGAAAACGGTGTAAAGTCAAAAGTTGGGGGTTGTATAGGAACCACCTGCAAAAGCCTAAAAACGGTGCAGGCGAAGCAATGCAGCCCCCAAAAACCAACTTCAGCAAAAAGAAAAGCACCGTACTTCCAACGAAGTACAGTGCTTTTTTGGTGGAGCTATCAGGAGTCAAAACGAACATTTTAGCATCCGGTGACAGCCCGCCATCGGGCGGGTCTTCTCCGGTCTCCAAAGGAATTTCGACACTGTTCTGGTCTCCCATGCAGGAGAAAACCAGCTTCATGCGGTTATCATCATAGACATAGACAGCCACAAGGAAGTTCTTGAACAGTTCCATCTGGAAATCCCGGTCGTGGATGTCACCCTGCTGCAGCAGTTCCAGATAGGAGATGATTTGCTCCCGGTCGATTTTCACGACATCCTCTTTGGCCGCATTCAGCTGGACGCTCAGCCGGGATTGCTCAGTCTCAAGCTCGACCATCCGGGTGCGGGTGGCCTCTGTGATAATCCCCATCTCGATGGCTTTCAGCATATTCGAGGTGGCTTTTTTATTTTCCTCCAACTGCTGCTCCAGCGCCTCGATCTGGAGGTCATTGTCGTGCTTTTCCCAGTATTCGACCGTCCGATCTGCCATCCATTCAATGACATCGTCGGTCAGGCAGTACATTTTGATGGCTTGCGCTACGGCCGGTTCAATGACATCCCGGCGGATGTTCTTCTTGTCACAGGCGTGCTCGGTGCGCCGTTTCTGGCAGGTGTAGTAGTAATGCAGCTCTCCATTTCGGCTGGTTCCAGATACGCCCGTCATGTAGCTGCCACAGTGTCCGCAGCGCAGTTTCCCGGTCAGCAGATAATCTTCTGCCCCGACACGGTGCCGGGTTCCAACTGGGTTCTTTTTCATCCTCATGGCCTCCTGTACCCTGTACCACAAATCGTCACTCACTATGCGTGGAATGCCATCGGCCACCCGGACATCCCCGTATATGTAGATGCCCCGGTACCGCTCGTTCTGGCAAATACTCTGGAAGCTGCCTTTGTTCCAGTTGGCTCCCTTGCTGGTCTTGATGCCCTGGGCATTGAGATCTCGCGCAATGTCCACGAACAGGTCACCAGCAGCCACACGGGTGAATATTTCCCGCACAACGGCCGCATTCGCTTCATCCAGCACCACACGGCCATCCTCACCCCGCTTGTAGCCCAAGGGCTGCCGACCGTTCGCCATGCACTTGCTGGCGTTATCATACAGCCCCCGGGTGATGTCCTCCGCCATGTTCTCGCTGTAGAATTGATTCACATTCATCATGTTCCTCAATGCGAAACGCCCGGCGGCTGTATCGTCAAAATCTTCCTCGGCGTAGAACACCTTCACGCCGCAGTCTTCCAGTTTGGCCTCGTTGACCATTGCCTGAAGCATATTGCGGCCAATGCGGTTTGACTTCCATGCCACAACCGCCTGAAATTTGCCTTTTTCAGCATCCCGCATCATTCGCTGGAAGTTGGGCCGCTTATCGGTCTTGCCGCTGATGGCCCTGTCCTCATAAGTTCCAACGACGTGCAGCCCCAGCTCGGCAGCGTGCTTCATGCACTCTCTGACCTGCTGCTCAATGCTGACCTCTCGCTGGTTGTGGGAGGAATAGCGGGCATAAATGACGGCATTCTGACCCGCAGCAATATTCTTTTTTCGGGCCATCAACCATCACCTCACGATTATCTTCTTCAAAATTCGCAATATTTTTCCGATTTTCGGTATAATTCTACGAATCCCTGAAAAGCGGGTGCGTATTTGATATAATTCAGTTGCTGCCGACAGTAAATTTGAGAAAGGAGCCATGCCGTATGACTACGAGCGAATGGTCGGATATCTTTGCCAAAATCAAAAAACTGTCGGATGCTGATAAGGAGCGATTGCTTATTTTTCTGCACGCCCTGAAAGGTAACGAAGATAGCTCAACGCCTCCTGCTGCCGATCTGCCGGTAAATCAAGAAGCAGCTCAATAATTTCAGCCGTTTGGCCGTCCTCCTGCTGGAGGGCGGCCTTTATCATTTCCTTGGGAGTATGGCCCAGCAGAGAATCCAGCGACTCGCCCAGCTCATCCGCAATGGCGCAGGCCGTCACCAACGAAATAGAGTCGCTGCCGCTCAGTTCTTCTTCGATTTCCTGAACGCTGATACCCGCAGCCTCTAAGTCGGCCGGATCTGCATTATTCAAAATCTGCATCACGCTGTCGCGGAATTTCGAAGCCCACTCATTCCGGCTGGCTTCTTCATCCCATCCCATGATGTAAGACGGGGTCGTATCAAGTGCATCAGCAATAGCCTTGATTTTAGACTGCGTGAGGACACGGAAGCCAAGCTCAATCTTATTGATAGATGATTTCGACTTATAGCCGATTTTCTTTGCTAGTTCTTCTTGGGACATCCCCAATTCTTCACGTCGAATTTTCACTCTTTGTCCGATGGTCATGGTTTTGCATCCCCCTAAATTCTTCTGATGCAATTATAATACGGCGTAGGCATGAGGTCAACATTTTTTCAAATTTTTCAAAAAAATAGTTGACATTCGGTCTACGAGGTGGTAATATACGCCCAGTAGACAACCAGTCTACGCCGAACGGAAAGCGAGGTGAACTTACTGTGACCAATACCACTTTGCTCAAAGCAAAGATTGATGCCTCCGGCTACAAGATGAAGTATATTGCAAATCGCATTGGCCTTTCATATCAGGGATTTTTGAACAAAATTCGGAATAAAACCGATTTTACCGCACCTGAAATTAAAAGTCTGTGCGAGTTGCTCCACATCGGAACGGAGGAAATGGAGCAGATTTTTTTTGCTCCGTAAGTAGACTGTTTGCCTACTTCAAAACAGGAGGACCACATGGACACCACAATTCACATCAACGTGGCCGATATTCCCCCGGAAGTCGGTGAGAGCTTTGGCCGCGTGACGCTGGCGGGATTCAAAAAATTCATCGCCCAGCCCGGGAACCGCGAGAAGCTGGAAGCCCAAACGGCTGCCCGCAAGGCTCGCAAAGAAAGGGAGTGTAAGGAATGACCCGGATTCTGATGATCGTGTACGGCATCACCGCCGAACAGGCAGCAGCTCGTGCCCCGGCGGCGCAGTTTGCTGTGACCTCTGTTATCGCAGCCCTGTTTGTCTGGCTGGACAGCATGGGGATGTTCGATGATGTAGGCCGCTGGATGGGGCGCAAGCTCCGGGAGGTGCTGGATGCTGTATCCGACTGACGAAGAAGCTGGCTACCCTGAGCCTCCTGTGTGCCCCCTCTGCCACCAGAGGTGCGATACCATCTACCGCACCGATGATGGCACAATCGTTGGCTGCGACCGCTGCTTAGAGGCCGCAGATGCATGGGAAGTCAACGAGTGCTTCCCGGAAAAGGAGTGATTTTTATGAAAGGATTGGTATTTGACACTGAGAATCGGATGCAGTTCAAGGACTTCGGCGAACCGCTGCTGGACAACCTCCAGAAAGAGGTCGGCGGTTGCATCGAGGTGGTTCATCCCAAGTATCTGCCGGAAGGACTGTGCATGGTGATTGATGATGAGGGACTGCTGAAAGGCTACGCCATCAACAGCATTGCCAGCATTCTCTACGGTACGCCGGAACATGGTCAGCCCATTGTGGGCACCGCTGTGATTCTCCGTGAGGGCTTTGTGGCCGGGGAGCTCGACTTTATGAGCCTGGATGACGGAGATGAAGTTGGCCTGATGCTCTTGTTCTCTGCGCTCGGTATCTGCATCAAGAACGAAAGCGAGGCTGAGTGATGGATCTGGAAAAATTCTACTTCACATACGGCTCAGATGATGTTCAGCCGTACTGTGGAGGATGGACGGTGGTCTGGGCACCCAACTACCACATGGCGTGTCAGGCGTTCCGGGCAGTCCACCCTGATTGCATTCCCAATGTTCTCAACTGCGCCAGCGTGTATAGTGCAAAGGAGTTCGAGAAAACCAAGATGTTCGGCTCGGAGGGCAACTTCGGCCGCCGCTGCCGGGAGACCATCACGTTGAACATCGCTGTCAACAAGACCGAGGAGGAGATGATTTTTTGAAAGCCAAGAAATTGACCCGCCGCCAGAAGGAAGCACTCTCTGCTGCCGGTTGGGACTGCACCGCATATCTCTGGGTTCGGGATATCCCGAACGGCATGGTGCTCCTGAATAAGGACACTGGGAAAACCATCATTTTTGGAAAGTAAAAGGAGGATGCCACATGGCACAGGAAACCTCATTGCAGGTTATCGAACTGCAGCAGTTGCCTATCATCGTTGAGCGGCTGCACAGCGTAAAAGCTGACATCGAGCAGCGCACGGCTGACGCGCTCTCGCTGGTCTGCACAGAGCAGACTTATAAAAGCGTCAAGGATGCTCGCGCACAGCTGACCAAGGAATTCAAGGAATACGAAGCCCAGCGCATTGCTGTCAAGGAAAAAATCCTTGAACCGTATACCGAGTTTGAAAAGGTTTATCGTGAGTGTGTGACGGTGCCGTTCCAGACCGCAGACACAGAACTGAAGCGTAAAATCACGGACGTTACTTCCGGCATCGTGGCGCAGAAGACGGATGTTGTTCAGGAGTATTACAACGAGTTGGTGGCGGCTGCGGGTATTGACTGGATGGATGACTTGACCTACCGGCCGAAAGTCAACATGAGCGACAGCGTCACTGCCCTGAAAAAACAGGCAAAGGCGTTTGTGGATGGCATCGTGTCCGATGTTACTGCAATCGACGCTATGGAAAGTTCTGCGGAGGTCATGGTGGAATACCGGAAGAACCTCGACCTGCCCACAGCGATTAAAGTTGTGGATAACCGTCACAAGGCTCTCGAAGAGCAGCGGCGGCTGGAAGAAGAACGCCGTGTCAGGCAGGCAGAACGTGAAGCTGCGGCAAAAAAAGTTCGCGCCGCTGCTGCCGCAGCAGCCCAGACGCAGCCTGAACCAGCGCAGGAAATTTCAGTAGACCCGGAAATGCCTGTGCAGCCCGATGTCGAACCGGTCTCGCAGCCCAAGCCGGAGCCCATTCTGATGACCCGCTTCTACGCAAAGGGCACGAAAGCGCAGCTTATCGGCCTGAAAAATTATCTTGAAAAGGAAGGTATCGAATATGGCAACGTATAACAACCAGCTGCAAGCGCAGCAGAAGCCTAAGTTTTCTGTGGCGATAACCACTAAGGGCTATCAGTCTTTGATTGCCAACACCCTGCGCGACCCCGCCCGCGTTCGTCGCTTTACGGCAAGCATCACCTCAGCAGTCGCGGTCAATCCGGCTTTGCAGGAGTGCGATGCCGGCACGATTCTGGCGGGTGCCCTGCTTGGTGAATCCCTCAACCTTAGCCCCTCTCCGCAGCTGGGCCAGTATTATCTGGTTCCCTTTAAGAACCGCAAGGCAAACAAGATCGATGCGCAGTTCGTCCTCGGATATAAGGGCTACATCCAGCTGGCGCTGCGCAGCGGCCAGTATGCGGATCTCGATGTTACCGAGATTAAGCAGGGCGAGTATCTGGGCAAAGATTCGATGACCGGCAAGCCCAAGTTCCAGTTCATCGAAGACGATGACCAGCGGGATGCGCTACCTACCGTTGGCTACATGGCTTACTTTGAGTACATGAACGGTTTCCGCAAGGTGCTGTACTGGTCCAAAGAAAAAATGATGAACCACGCAGATACCTACTCCAAGGCGTTCAGTCGGCAGAAGTACGAGGAATTGCTGGCTGGCAAAATCCCGGAGAGCGAAATGTGGAAGTATTCGTCCTTTTGGTATAAGTCGTTCGATGACATGGCAAAGAAAACCATGCTTCGACAGCTTATTTCTCGCTGGGGTGTTATGAGCATCGAAATGACCAAGGCTTTGGAAAGCGATAATGCCGTGGCAGCGGTAGCAGATAATGGCGAAATCCTTACTACGCAGGAGGTCATGTCTGACGCACAGGAGCAGCCAGAACTTCATACTGGAAAGCCCGAAGTGGACGCAGGACAGGCCTTGCCGCACGGTGATATTTCGCAGGGCGAGCCCACTGCCGTCGAAGAGGTTGTTGACCTCAGCTCGTTATGATCGGCTACAACATCATCGCAACAGGCAGCAAGGGAAACGCCGTGGTGATTGAGCATGAGATTCTGATTGACTGCGGTGTTCCGTTCAAGGCTTTGGCCGCAGAATGGAAAACTCTGAAGCTGGTTCTCTTGACCCACATCCACTGTGACCACTTCCAGCCGTCAACGCTTCGACTACTGGCATCCAATCGCCCAACACTGCGATTCGCCTGCTGCGACTGGTTGTGCAAACCGCTGGTGGATGCAGGGGTGCCAATTTCCCAGATTGATGTTTTGACACCGGGAACTATGTACGGTTACGGCATCTGCAATGTCATTCCGAACATGGTGAAGCACAATGTTCCGAACTGCGGATGGAAGGTCTGGCTCCCCGCCGGAAAGCTGTTCTACTGCACCGACATGAACAATCTGAACGGTATAGCCGCTCCGAACTATGACCTCTACATGGTCGAAGCCAACTACGAGGACGAGGAGATTCAGGCAAAAATCGCTGAGAAAAAGCTGACTGGTGAGTATATCTATGAAAAACGTGTCTTGCGTGACCACATGAGCGTGGCAAAAATCAATGATTGGCTCTATGCCAACATGGGGTCAAACAGTGCGTACATCTATATGCACTGCCATCAGGACAAGGAGGATACCACATGACCGGGCGGCTGGTGGATATGGCTTTTACCCTTGGCGGAAAGCAACGTGTCACATTGGAACTCAACGGCGACTTCCGAGAAATCTGGGACAAGCTGCATCTAGAGCCGGTTCTGGACGTGGAAATCAAAAAGCACAGGGAGAAGCGCAGCCTGTCAGCAAATGCGTATTTCCACGTTCTGTGCAACAAAATTTCTGCGGAAACCGGAGAGAGCGAAGATGCCGTGAAGCGTCGACTTGTGGTGTCGTACGGAGCACTGGCCCGCGATAAGGATGGAAAGTCTGTTGGCCTGAAACTCCCGCCGACCGTAGATCCCAGCGACTTTTACCCCTATGTCCGGCTCTATGAAACCCGGCAGGAAAACGGAAAAGACTACTCCTGCTATTTTGTCTACAAGGAAAGCCACAAGATGGATTCAAAGGAATTTGCCCGTCTTGTGGACGGCGCAATCGAAGAAGCCAAGGAACTGGGCATCCAGACGGATACCCCGGAACAGTTGGCTCGATACAAAGAAGAATGGTCCAAATGACCAGAAAGAGGTGATGTTCAATGCTGAATAGCTGCAATTTTCAGGGTAGGCTTGCTGCTGATCCTGAACTTCGGACCACACAGACGGGAAAGCAGGTGGCAAGTTTTCGCATGGCGGTTGACCGGGATATAGTGGATGCCAACGGCCACCGCCCCACGGACTGGCTCACTTTTACCGCATGGGGCAAGACGGCGGAGTTCGTCAACAGGTATTTCCACAAGGGGAGCGCGGCTGTGGTTCATTCCCGCTGCCAGACGCGGCAGTATGAGGATAAGAACGGAAACAACCGCACAGCGATTGAGTTCGTGGTGGACAACATCTATTTTGCAGGGCCGAAGCAGGACAACCAGCAGGGGGCCGTGGATGATGGCGGGACGAACCAACCACCGGCCACCTATCGGAACCAGCAGCCGCAGCCCCAGCAGATGGGGTTTGCCACCCAAAGCCAGCGCCAACAGTGGCAGGGAGCCGCCGATCATCCCGGCAATGTTCAGGTCAGCCAGAGCTTTTCTCAGGGCAGCGACGATGATTTCTCGGTTCTGGACGATGCCGATGATCTGCCGTTCTAAGGAGGTTCGTTGATGGCAACTGGTAAACGGTACTACTGGATAAAACTCAAAGATAGCTTCATGTCCTCGGACGCAATCGACTACCTGATGAGCCAGCCAGATGGTGCCAACTATGTTGTTCTCTATCAAATGCTCTGCCTCAAAACCATAAACACGGGCGGCTGTCTGGTGTCAAAAATCGGAGAGATGCTCATTCCCTATGATGTTGAAAAGATTCAGAGAGAATGCAAATGGTTTTCTCTGGCAACCGTCCGTGTGGCTCTTGAGGTGTACAAGCAAATCGGCCTTGTTTTTGAAAACCCAGACGGAACGCTGTCGATTTCCGATTATTCGGAAATGATAGGCAGTGAAACTGACTGGGCGGCCAAGAAGCGCAGGCAGACACTACAAGCCGCAAATTCTCCTCTTTCAATTGGGGAAAGTGGTAGGGATACCACTGGGGAAAATCTCCCCATAGAGAAAGAGATAGATAAAGATAAAGAGAAAGATAAAGAGATAGAGAACAGAGTAAGAGATAACGGCAGCGGCGGTTTTCCGACTGCCGACCCCGGATTGGCCGAGATCATCCGGTCTTTCGAGGACAACATCGGCAGCTTCCCACCGGCTGCAAGGGATGCCCTGAGGGGCTGGCGG